GTTGGTGTTGCAGATAACGGGAAGTTGAGACGTGCATTCGGTATAGAAATGTATGATGTACCGTTTGTTGTTGAACCACCAGCATATTGAGCTGTTGCAGTACTGTTGACTGTGAATACAGCGTTTATATCGTTATAATTGATAGCAGGGTTATGGTTAGTATTATCGATAACACCGAGATACAGACCTTCAAAACGTTGATTAATGGTGGACTGTGAATTGTTGAGAACGATGAGACCAGCTTGACCGAGCTGTGAAACATCGGTAAATGTTGTAATACCCTGTGTATCAGCCTGCCATGTAAAGGCATTGCCCGATTGAATAGCGAGGTACTGATTTTGTGAAAGTGTAATATGGGTTGGCTGACCGAAGAAAATTGTACTTGCAGATAGTGCAGTAGCAGAGAGACTTGTTGATGTTAGGCCGTTAGTATAAGAAGCAACAGGGTAAACAAGGGCACTGTACTGATTTGATGTACCAATACCAAGAGCACTGCCATAAGCTAATCTAAAAACTTGAATATTTGAATTCGATGTAAAGGCTGCCTTTACAGTATAGTAAAAATATCTTTCTGCAGCATTAGTTGGCTGACCGAAAATTTGTTCAAATTCAGAAAGACTACTTACCTGTATAGGTTCAGCAACGGGACCCTTAGGAGCGAAGCCTGGAATAAAAATTGTTGTAGGAGGTGCACCAACTGCTGCTAGTGAAAGATCTACTTCATTGATCTGCACACCTGGACTCTGAATTGTACGATTTGCCATATAAAGTATTTATATTTTTTTGATTGAACTTTTTAAAGTTTAGAAACTTTCTATATCAGAAGTCACAAGAGACACTAATAATTGTGAGTAGCTATATGTAAAGGATGATTCTATCTCAGTACCGTCTCTGTAACTGTACTCTATGCCACCGAGAGACGTAGGAAATGCATCGGTGTACTTAAATTCTACTACTCTCTTATTGTATTCATCAAGTGCAAAAATAGAAATATTAGTTCTATATTCGAAGTTTGATGACTTACCTGATGTTATATTATTGGCATCATAAACACCTGTTTTATCATGATTAAGCAGATTAAGCCAGCTGTAAATAGTCCAATAATTATTGAATCTATTATCAACGGTAAAACTTACAGTATTAGGTGCAAAGACGTTACGGGTATGGCTTGAAGCAGCAAGAGTCTGACCAGAATATCTTATATCAACAGGAGGTATTTCAATAGACGGCACTATTGCACCGAAAACAGAAAACTTAATACTATCAGGTATGACGGTATTATTGTTACGGTTGAAATTTGATTCATGGTTTTTGAAACATTTCGGTAGATCAAAAGCCATGAGAAATTTATCTTTTCTCGACTTATTGAATGGACTCTGTGTATAGACTGCTGCGTTTGACATTAGTATTGGGAGTTGTTAAAGAATTGCCACCCTTGTGATTCGAGATCCTTAACTTCAGAAAACTCATTTGAGTCATCAGCTGGAAATAAAATCGGCAAGGGCATTGATGCATCTCCATTCGATCTTTCGTTAGAGTAAATCGAAGTTGGATTTACAAAATATTTAATGCCATAATCGAGTGGTCTTAACTTTAATGGCTTTTTATTATCATCATACTGTTCAATTTCAAAGTATTTTTCAACTATTTCATCATCAAGAATCATAAGAGCCCATATAAGACTCATGACTCTATCATCCCAGTTACTTGCACCGGGTCTTGCAGCCCAAGTACCGTTTGGGTATCTAACAAAGTTTTTAAGTTCGTTTAATGTATTTAAATTACGTATCTTCAAGCATTTTAACTCATTAACCCAGTATCTCATGTTAGTTACACCTTTATATTTGGTGTTTGTGTGTGCAATAACACCTGGTTTATTAAAGGCTAATTTACCTGCTTTTGCACCATAAGAAACAATATTTTCATATTGATGTGTTTGCTTAAGTTGGTCGACAACTTGTGCACCACAGTTATTACGCTCAATTAATGCAAGTGGATTACCCCAGTGTTGAAGAATCTCGTAAAGTTTTGTAGTGAAATTAATAGGACTAATGTTTCTATTATGGTACTCTGCTACTTGTTTAATACTTCTTAGGTCTGTAATATCAAGAATCTGCACTACTGAAGCAGCTTCACCGACACCCTCGCTTATATCAACACCGGCGACGTAAATTTTTTCTTGATTAGGCTCTTCCCATAATAGATAGTGTCCTTCGTCAAAAACAAATGTAGGTTCAGCACACTCTGTCTTTAATTCATCAAAGAGTCTCTCATTAACAGCGCTTTCACCTGTCTCAAGAAACACGTTTCCAAACTCTTGATCAAACGCATCCCTGCTTCCAAGCTCTCTTATAGTATTCTTCTTCCATTTTTCATCTCTACCAGGGACCTCCCACCAGTCGACCTTTTCAGCGTGCCATCCATTATGTTTCTCCGGATCAGGCTCAAGTGCACCGGTATAAAGTTCGTGAAAGAGGTTTCCGGTGCCGTTAGGTGTTGAGGCAACGAATATTTTTGACTTCTTGGAAGATGAAATAATAGGATAAACTGATTTCCAGAAATCTTGTACCATATGGTTATCAATAAAGGCTAACTCATCTAATATCAAGCAGTTACAGCTATCACCACGACCTGCATCACTACTTGTAGTGCTAATACCTATGCTTGAACCATTGGCTAGTGACATTGACGTTTTACCGTACTCTAAAACACCTGGTTTAAGGTAATTAGGTAACTTTTCATAAGCCATTCTAACTCGTTTAAAAATGTTAATAGCTGTTTGTTCTTTGTTAGCAACGATTAATATACGTTGATCTTCCTGAAAGCAGGCGACCCATAATGCATATACCGTCATTAATGTAGTATTGTGTGTGGGTATTAACTGCTTACCAGCGAGATATAAATTATCTACACTATCAACAGTAATACATCTAACAGGTACCGATGGTACTTCAACAATTTGTTTTATATAATGCCATTGTGCGCGAAGATGTGACTGTACAGTAGGTGGCTTTACCTGAATTCTACTACGCTTAAACGGTAAACGACATACAAATTCTATTGGCTTAAATGTAACGATAGCAGAGATATTACATTCAACACCTCTTAATTTAGGTATATACTCTTTATATGTAACTTTATATCCAAGACTAGTTATGAGCTCTTTAACCTGTTTAGCTAATTCTAAATTTGTATTATAAAAACATGCATTTCCTCTATTATCGATATACCCGTCACTGTCGATGAGTCCCTGTAGTAGAGCGAGTCGCTGCTGTCTGCTCGCAAGCATGTATTCATTAGGGATATGCTTATTATTTTTTAGGTTATTGTTTTTGATTAACCCTGATAAACTCTCTGTATGTAAATTCTTTGTTGATGTTATTCTCAACGTATATACCTCTTTCTTATATTCATGTAGAATTAATTTGTCGAATTGTTTTTGCTGAGTATTGAGAATATCTATAATTTCGTGTATATCTCGTCTACCTACAGTTATAGTACCACTAACACTCGCTCCGTCGCCTAGCCACAACCCAAGCACATAAGGTTCAATAGGTAGTTCCTTTTCAATTCCCGTTACTCCGTTTATACATACAGGTATTCTATGATTAGGTTCTTTGCAGTATGGCGCGTATAATGTATCAACAATCTGCTGCGTAGTTTTTACTGTACCGCTTGTCTTTCTTTCATTTCTCGATTCTGTAAACCATAGATGATCTGCATCGGCAATAATTTCCTCACCATTATCAAATATTACTTTATAACATTTACGGTTATTAAGGGTCTCGTGGGCATGCACGATGTTGCAAGGTATACCATCAGCTCCGTATACTTGATCACCTTTCTTAAGCTCACCCATTGTTGACCACCCGGATGTGGTTAATATAGGTGTATCTAGTGCAAGGGCCTTACCAATCTGACGTGAAGCTAATAAACATACGAATCTATTGTCTCTTAAGCTTCTTAAAATCTTTTTCTGGAAAGAATGTAATCTAATTTTTATCTTACCTTCATCGAGGTTTGTAATGAAGAAGAAGTTTTCAGCAAAGTATAAAATGTTTTTTGTACATTTTTTAATGTCTTCAACCCACTCCGGGTTATCAATATAATTGAATGTCGCGTCCTGTGTAGGGAGTGACTCATTACCCAGATAATAACCTGTTTTCTGCTTTTTAGTAGGCATTTATAATAAATACTTATGCATGAACTTAACACGTACAATGAATGAACTCGGTGAT